GCATCAAGAAGGGCGGAAGTGCGACTGCCAAGAAGAAGAAATTGAACAGCATCGATGAAGCCAAACTTATCCAACAAAGAGCCCTATATAGCAAAGACGCAATTATGGGCTTAGGCGCATATGAGGGGGCTTATAAGCAATTAGAAGAAGAGTTAAATGTAGCAATTAAGAAAGTTGACAAAACTGATTCTAAGGGCAAAATGCCTGCTGTTAAAGCACTAGCACAGCGTATTTCTGCTATGAGTTTCAATATCTTAAAAGAGGCCGCCACTTGGGACGAAAAGGTTCGTAACGCAGACAAATTATATACTGCCGGTAAAGACGAAAGCTTTGGCAAAGTGAATAAGGTTGTTGACAGAGAACAACTTAGAAAAGATATGACATCAAAGGCGATGGAATTCGCCGGTCAGGGCAAAGAATTTAAAGAAATCAGTTTTGACGGCACAACGCTTAACTACCAATTGGTAGATAAAGTTACTGGTAGTGTTCAGAAACTTACTATGGAGTGGAGCGAATTACACAATCAAGTTGCAATTACTTCCGACAAGTCCGTAGCAAAACTGAGCGAACTAGCTAGTAAAGTTGATACATTCGAAGGTAAGTTTAAGAACGCCCTTGGTATGGGCTATTTAGACGAGAACGATGACAAGTATCAGGCGTATCGTGAAAAAATTGAGAAGCTTGGCACAGAGATGCATAGAATTTCCGCAAAGCCTGTAGAAGAAATCACTGACGAAGAGCATGCATCTATTGAGAAGTTGCGTTATGAGGCACTTCAGGCTGCCGACGAGGTAACTAAGAGAATTGCCCAAAACAAGAAGCAATATACTGGCACAACCGAGATGAATGCGGCCGATAGACAGTATGGCAAACTTGAGTCTAACGGTATTCTAGATCGTACTGACTTAAGTATGGTAGAAGAATATAAAACTAAGTATAATGAAATTCTTGCTATTCAAGAAAAGTGGAAAGCAAAATATGATGGCAAGGGATTGCTTAGAGAAGAAGCTCAAAAGGAATTGCGCAAGACGGCTCTTGAAGCTCAGAACCTTGGCAAAGAATTGGAGAAGGCGGTCGAAAGCAATCAGAGACTGCAACAAGACATTAGTAATTCTGGAACTTATAATGGTCAAAAGATTGGCGGTTGGTTCGAAGTTAAAGACGATGTCGGCGTTTATGATCAAATGGTTGCGAAGCTTAAAGAACTTGGTGCAGAACATATTAAGGTTGATAGGGTTCGCAAGATTGCAACCGGAACGATTAGACATAATAACCGTACCGTTTCTGATTTGACCGTTAAGTATGATGAACTGAGCCGTTCGTTGGGAAGATATCAAAAACAAGAGCGTGAATCGCTTACTGGATTACCTGCGTTCTTGAGTGGCTTCCAGAAGAAGTTTAACTCGATTATGCAGTACTTGACAATGACGATGTCTATTCATCAGGTGTTGTCACAGTTGAGACGAGGTGTTCAGTATGTAAAAGAGATTGACCTTGCACTGACGGAATTACGTAAGGTAACAGATGAGACAGAAGAAACGTATGAGAGATTTTTGCAGACGGCGGCAAAGACTGGCGAGAGACTTGGTAGTACAATTTCTGCGGTAACGGAAGCAACAGCGACCTTCGCAAAGTTAGGCTATAGTATGGCTCAAGCTACTGAAATGGCTGAGGCTGCTATTGTATATAAGAATGTTGGTGACAACATTGCAAGCACTGAAGATGCGGCAGATAGCATTATCAGTACAATGAAAGGATTTGGTCTTGAAGCGACTGAATCGATGGCAATCGTTGATAAGTTCAACGAAGTTGGTAACCGGTTCGCAATAACTTCACAAGGCATTGGCGAAGCGCTAAGACTTTCTGCGAGTGCGTTGAACGAAGGTAAGAACTCTCTTGATGAAAGTATTGCCTTAATTACGGCGGCCAATGAGGTTGTCAATGATCCTTCAAGCGTTGGTACTGCGCTAAAAACACTTACTTTGCGTTTGCGCGGAAGTAAGACGGAGTTGGAAGAAGCCGGGTTGGATATTGAAAATATGGCTACAACTACATCCCAACTCCAAGCAAAATTATTGGCGCTAACTGGCGGAAAAGTAGATATAATGGCTAGTCCTACGGAATTTAAGAATACAACGCAGATTCTTAGAGAAATGGCCGGTGCGTGGGAGGATATGAATGATATCCAACGTGCATCTGCTCTCGAATTAATGGGTGGAAAAAGACAAGCAAATACTTTGAGCGCTTTAATTCAAAACTTCGATACAGTAGAAGAAGCAATTGAAGCGTCTGCTAAAAGTGCAGGCAAACAACATTGCCCGAATGTACAGAAATGTGCATAAAGAATAGATCTAAACCCAGTAAACCCTAAAGCTCTATTACTACAATATTGGATGAAATAAATCAATATGAATGTAACGAAAGTAAAACAACAATAGAGATGATATATGGACAAAATCCTAAGTATTGTAACAATGGGTGTTTGGGCGCGAAGTCCCGAATAGGGATGTGTCAAACGACTATCCGAAAGGAGTAGGGTGTAAATCATTGGCATCCGAAAAGGTCTACTCTCAGCGCATAATGGCGGAGAGAAAGAAATAGTCTAAACTTCGTATGAAAGTACGAGATGTTATTAACTATATAAAAACAAAATAATTATAAAATAAGGAGGTGAGATAATGAGAAAAGTTAATTATGAGCAAGTAAAACTAGCGTTTGATGAACGACATTATGAGTTATTGTCTACGGAGTATATTAATTGCGAAGTTAAGTTACAATACATTTGCTTGAAACATCAGGATATGGGCGTTCAATTAATTGATTGGGCTCATTTTCATCGTGGACAAGGGTGTAAATATTGTGGAAAAGAAAATAAAAAGAATGGTTGCCAAAAAGACTTGGAAGACTATAACGCAAAAGAATTAACCGAATCGAAAGGCTTGGAATTTGTTAAAATTACTCGTGAAGATAGTAAATTGTGTGTTTATTATATTTGTCCGACACATAGAGATGTAGGGGTTCAAAGAACATCATTGGAGTCGATTAGAAGAATGAAAATCGGATGTCCTTATTGTATTGGAAGAAATAAAACCACAGAATCGTTTTGCAAAGAATTATATAATATAAATCCAAATATTCAAATTAGAGGAGAGTATATTAGTGCGGATACTCCAATTGAATGTGAGTGTTTAATAGATGGAACTATTTGGGCTCCAACCCCAAATAGATTATTGGGAGGGTGTGGTTGTCCAGAATGCGGTAGAATTGCTTCTAATAAAAATAGCACTAAATCTAATGATCAATTTTTATTAGAATTGAGTCAAATCAACCCAGATGTGTTAATACTAGAGGAATATATTCAAGCAAAACTTCCAATGCGAGTTATGTGTAAAAAGTGTGGATATCGGTGGTCGACAACACCAGACAATTTGTTACATGGCGGATGTTGCTCGGAATGTTCTGCGACACCAAATGAAAAGAAATTGGGTGATATTTTAGTACAACGAGGCTTTAAACTTGAAAGACAGAAAAAATATAGCGACTGTAGAGATCAATTACCTTTGCCATTTGATATATATTTATCAGAACACAATATATTAGTTGAATATGATGGAGAGCAGCATTATCACCCCGTTAATTTTGGTGGAATTAGCGATGAAAATGCTTGTAAAAATTTTCTCAAAACACAATACCATGATTCGATTAAGACACAGTATTGCGAAGCCAATAATATACCGTTAATTAGAGTTCCATATTGGGAAAAGGATAATTTAGAAGAGTTTGTAATGTTGCAATTGCAACGATACATATCACAAGACAAAATGATTATAGTTAATAACTGATAGGAGTAATGACCCTATTGAATATATTTGAGTGCATTAAAAGAGAATTAAGTGGATAATTGTCCATTTACTTAGTTCGCGTTCTCGGTAACGAGTTCGAAAAACAACCCTTTGAATTGCTGGGAAATCCTAAAGCTATACTAACCACAGCATAAGAATGAAATATAACTAAGTGCGATGGTAACGAAAGTAGAAAAAATAGTATAGATGGT